TTTCATCAATCTTTCCCAGGCGATCTTCCTCTTCTGTTGCCATTTTGTATCCTGCTTTAGCAGCTTTGCCTGCGGTCTTTACACCAGAAGAGAATCCTTTGCCAAATTCTCTAGCACCTTTACCAACTTTTGAAGCAATCTTCTTGGTAGTTTCAATGTCACTTTTTGCTCGTGCCATTGCTTTTTTGTGACGGTCCATTCCCTTAAGAACCGCTCTTGCAACACCATCTAATGCAGATTTCTTTTTAGGTTGTTGCTTCTTAGCAGTTTCTGCTGCTGCTTTGGTTTTTTCTGCAGATGGTTTTTTCTTTGCTGCTTCTCTAGCATCAATTTCTGCTTTTACTTGATCATAAGACTTAGCACCTTTACGTGCTTTCTTTGCTGCTCTTGCTTCTGTCAGATAAGTATCTGCAGACAGACCTTCTACAAAAGATACGAATTGATCAAGACCAAGTTCTTCAATAAAGATATCTACACCATCTTCATTGATACCCTCGTTAAAAAGATATTCTGCAGCGATGTCTGCTAATACCTCTTCTTTTTTGGTTTTGTTGCCCCAGTTCTTAGCACCCTTTTTACGACACTTAACTAATGCACCAGAAGCATATGCACTTGGCCAAACACTGTAGCGTGCTTTTACCTTGTGATAGCAAGCATCCTTCTCACCTGCCGCCTCATCTACTTCTTCTTCAGAAAGATTGGGGCAGCACTTTTGTCCATGAACAGCACAATCTTCACCCTTAGGAGTTCCTGCACATTCTGCCCCTTCTTTTTGAACTTTTAAAAGAGGACTATTAATTGGTGCATAGTTGCTTGGAAGATCAGTTCTTGAGAACGATGCTACTCTTCCGCCTGGATAAACTTTTTCAATCTCCGCTTGAATCTCTGTTCTATTTGGCATTTTTGCCTGAGGGAAGAACATTTTAATCATCAAGGATCTTCCTCTCCACAGAACTACAACTGCAAGAAGATTGCCATATTCGGCAGGAAGTCTGATTGCCTCATCAACTTGAACTTCTTCATTTGCTTTGACGCAATTTGGATATCTCTTACCAAACATAGTCTTCATTCCCTTCTTTTTATATCCTTTCCAGCATTTTTCAACAATATCTTCTGGTTTGATGAGATCAACTACTTCCATAAATTTGTTACCAAAAGCATCTTCAATAGAGAGGGATTCATTAGTTCCACCACCGTTACCACCATTACCACCATTACCACCTTCTCCACCTTCTACAGGTTTATCAATACCAACCTCTTCTGGTTCGCGACCACCGCCACCAAAGCGTGCAGTCATCTTCAAACCCTCAGGTAGTTTCTTACACTTCTTATCAGTGTAGCAGTAGTACATACCCTTACCACACTTCTCTTCACCGAGGATGACATCAACAAGTTTGATACCAGGTACAACTTCTTCTTCAGACACTTTTTTCATGTCTTGAGTACGTCCAGGAAGAGCAGGACCTTTACCTTTCTTCTGCATCATCTTCGCAGCAGTTCTTCCCTCAACGCCACCAGCGTCTGCTCTATTCTGAAGTTTCTTATCTCTCTCGGAACCCTTCTTCGCGTTAGGGTTGATTTCAAAACTAGGCATCTCTAGAAAACACTTTTTTTCTATTTATCTTCGTTTAGATTTTTAGCTTGCTGCTTAAGCATCTTTGATAACTCTGCAGTAGATCCGAAGAACATTGCATTATTAGTCACATTTGTAGGACCCTTTTCATCAGCATCTAAGTCCTTTAACTTCTTCTGAAGATCAAGTAATTTGTCAGTTGCATCAGCAACGTTTTTAATTAACTGTCCGACGACTTCAAATTGTCTTGCTTGTCCACTGTCTTGGGCGAGTTCCAACGCAGTATCCAACGCCTCTTGTCCCTTCTCAATGATGGAATAGAGGTTACCTCTCGTGTATTCATAATCCTTAGTTACATCTTCAGATTCTGAAGGTTTTGTTATCTCCTTCTTCTCCTTCTCTGGTTTTACAATCTCCGCTTCCACGTCAAATGTATCGTTAAGATCCTTAAACTTGTCACTCATACAAATTACCCACTAAATCCAAAGTCATCACCAGCTTCGATTGCTGAATTGTCAGCACTGGTAATTAACATAACACCAGCACCCTCAACGTGCTCAACCGCTGTAGTTCTATACATTCCACGAGTAACTGTTAACTCACCACCATCCTTCTTCTTGACATACATTGTCTCATCATCAACAGTAATATAGGATCTTACTGGAATGTTTTGATCATCATTAATCTTAATCAAGTTACTAGCAGCAGATAAATCTTCTGCCAGGTTTGTAATAACATTTCCGTTGTATGCTTTTGTAGCAACAGGAGTTGTATATGTAATAGACCTTCTTGCTTCTGGACTTGGATCTCCAGCACCCAATCCAACAGAGACTCTGGAGATGATGTCCTTGCTGCTGTCTGGTACAGGACCAAACAGGAAAGTTTTAGCAGTAAACTTCAGAGTATATAACAATACTCTTCTAGATGTGTAATCTCCTTCATAATTGTCCTCGAAGGATACACTCTCTAATGTAATTGGAATATCTCTTTTTTCACCAATAGATTCAATCAGGTCAATTGTAAGATTGAAGTTTGGTTGGAAGTATGGTAAGATTTGCTCTACAATTTGCAAAGCATCGTCATTTAAAAGTGTCATAATGTTCAACTCAAATGCCATATTGTATGGCACAGGGAAGAACATTTTTTTAATATCTGTTTTATCTGTTCTGGGTGCTACGGCGTATGCTTGTGTAGTTGCTAATTTGCGACTATTATCATAAGATACTCCAGTGAACTCAAATGACATTCTTGGGAGACTAATCTGAATAGGTTTGTTCAGATTAGGTTGCTGCTCAAGTCTCGCTAAGAATTTTTGAGTTGGTCCATATGCAAGAGGGACTTCGATAATTTCATTACCATCCCTATTGATTTCAATGCCATTGAACAAAGTTCCAAACGCAATCACCGTCTTCCTAAAAATCTGGTGATAAAAATGATCAAACATGGTCTATCTCCTATGGGCTGCCAAATGGGTTAGATTCACTAAAGTCAAGAATCGCGTCTGCTTCCTGCTCAATGGTGACGTTCTGTGCGTAACCATTTTCGGGAACGTTAAATTTATTTAGGTCAATATTTGCGTAAGCAGCACCACTCGCTTGACCTATAATAGACTCTCCACTCTGGAACTCACCAACAATATCTTTCAATTTAAGGACCTGAGTTACAGCATTCCAAGAATTGACCCGTGCAGTTGCACTACTTGCAGAACCAACCACATCTTCATTCGTTAGATATGTACCGTAACCAACTGTATTTTGTGGTCCAGCAATTCTAATTTCTGGTACTCCTTCATAATATCCACCAGCATCTTCGATTACCAGTTCTGTGATTGTTCCAAGACCAGAGAGTCTTGCCGTAATCTTTGCATCAATAGTGGTACTCGCAATACCAGGTGCGACAACAGTTACTGTTGGAATGCCAATGTAACCACTACCACCACTTGTTATGGTTATAATTCCAACTACCCTATCTGCAATTTGAGCAGTTGCATATGCACCAGATCCCTCACCACCATGGAATGTAACTCTTGGGGCAGCAGTGTATCCCATTCCAGGATCTGCAAGAGTAACTTTTTGCACTCTAAGATTATCTGGACTTGCATCACAAAGATCTATAATACCACCAATCATTGAAGCAATACCAACTGCAGTTATACCACCAGATGGAGCAGAACTGATTGCAACTCTTGGAGTACTTGTATATCCATGTCCTCTTCTGTTTACAATAACTCTTCTTACAGCACCATCTCTGAGAGATGTAATTGCAGTTGCGGTAGATCCAATACCAACCATATTGAAGGTTTGAATGTAACCCGCATCTTGAGTATTGTCATCAATTTCAGAGATTCCAGTATCGATCTCCTCGTCATTGTATGCGAAGAGTTCTAATCTCAGTTCATAAACATAATTCTTTTGTAATTGCCAGAATGGTTTTTCGTGCTCAACGTATTTAATCTCAAATAGTCTATCACCAAGGGGGAAGTATATTAAATCCCCTTCTTTGGGTCTAGATGTTAATTTTGTTTTATCTACTACTGCTGCTTGTTGTTGAACAACGGACTCATATCTCTCTTTAGATATTACAATAGTTAAATCATCAACTTCTTGAACACCAAACTTTGACAGTAAAGTTCCTGCTCCACTGAACCCATCATAAGTGTCTACATATGCTTCAAGAGGAATTGCCGCAGTAAACTCAGACCGCGACACCTCCTCCATGACAGTTTTTTCATTTTGAAATATTCTAGGAAGATAATAAACTTCCACTCCGAACATCTTAAGTTGCTCGTTTACCAAATCCTGGACTAAATTTTGTTCCCCAGAAGAACCATGGAGAAAGAATGGATTTAACGCCATATTATTAACCGATCATGTCTAATGGTGGAAGTTCGTATGTAGAAGACATTTTGTCCATCAAAGCATTCAACTCACTCACACCATCGTCGTAAATTTGTCTGCCATTTAATTCTGTTCCACCAGGAAGTCTTACTCCTTGGAATTTAATTAAGTTCTGACCCCACTGCTTCTTGAGAGCAGCAGTAGTATACTTCTTGAGGAAAGAATCATTCCACACTCCAGGAGAATCATTTGGATCAAGAAGTCTATAACAATCAATGACTAAGATATCTCCAGGATCAAGGGACGACCAGTCCATGTCCATGTAAAGTCTATCTTGTCTTTGATTAAATCGTATTTGTTTTTGTGTTGTAAGTAAAAAGTCAATATCAGACAATTGTCTCTTAACCATAGAATATGTTAAGAGTTCAAGAGAACTAAAATGATAAAGATCATTCAAGAACAACTGATACTTAATATTAAACATTCCACTGGAGAGACTGCTAGATCCCTCAAAATGGAATACTTTAGTAATACCAATAATCTGAGGTGGGACAGGAATAAAATTCTCAGTCTCATAGAAGTTGAATGTAGTTGGTGTTCCTCCTACATTTCCAGTTGCTTGAGTTGATGCAATACCAACTCCACCTACCTGTGCTCTTGCTCTATCAATATCTGCTTGAGTTACTTCATACTTCAAAAACGTTTGAACAACGCCATCAAAATGTCTCTCATAAAAGAATTGTAGAGAATCATCGATGATATCATCGATTTGTTCATCAGCAACATTGATCTCCAGCACAGGAGCACCTAGTTGCCTCTTTGCGTAGTCAATCAGTCCTTGTCTGCTTGCTGGAGTTGCCATTTACTTGTCCTTGTTTATTAATTGAATTAAGAGATCCTTGATTTCACTGACATCATTTTCTAATTTATCAAGTCTCTCT